CTGGGTGTCGCCGACCCATTCAAAACGGGCGTAGGTTCAATGTTAAACATATAATATGGCAGATACATTACAGCAACAAATAGAGGAACTTGAAAAAACAGAACAAGAATTAAAAACAAAACAAGAGGAATTAGAAAAAGTAAAAACTACGGTTGAAGATTATGAAAATAAAAAGCAAGCTCTTGAAAAAGAGTTAGAGAGAATTACAGCGGATTTAACCGCTAAAAGAGAAGAAAGAAGGCAAAAGGATTTATCTTTTCAAGAAAAATTTGAAGCAGAACAAAAGGCAAAAGCAACAGAAAAGTTCTTTAAAGATTTTGGGTATTCTGACCCCGAAACCCAAAAAAATCTTTTAGAGGTCTTTGAAAGAGTTAAAAGCGGTTCCATTGACGCTGACTTAATATATAAAGATTTAGTTAGGGCTCATCTTATTTTAAATCCCGATAAATACATTCAACTTGAACAAAAAGTTAAAAGTATTGCTGGGAATGTAGATGAGTTTCTAAAAGGCGTTTCAAGTTCAGCTTTTGCTGGTCTTTCACATAAAGTTGAAAGCGAGGAAGTTGAACTTACTCCAGAGGACATAGAAGCAATGAAGTTCTCTGGAATTTCGGAACAAGCATACAAAGACCTTAAAAGAAGGGGTAAAGTTTAAAAGGTCGATTTTGTAGTTATAGAGAGAAATGTTAAAACCCCTTATAGATTTGCGAACTGCTCAGACACAGCGTGTTCTTTTGGGTAATAGTTTGACTGTAAAAGTTGGTGATGCTGTTACTACAACTCTTGCAAGTGGTGTTGCTTATGCAACAAATGCTACTGCTAATGTTGCTGGTGACAAATATCTATTAGGAGTGGTTGTTGGTTTTTCCAAGAAAAATGGTGAAGTTTATCCCACTTATGGACAAGACCCATCTCTTACTCCTAATCAGGTAACCACAGCATCGGACAATCTTACAAATGCTCAAGTTCACGCTGTTGTTGTGCCCTTTACTTCCGAAATGGAACTTGAAATGGATTTGGATGCGGCAGCCGGAACTACTACTGGTTCTGACCAACCATTTGTTTATTTCAATTTGGCTGATGCTAGAACAGTAGATGAATCAACTGTTCTTGGTTCAGATGCCACCGGTACGCCATTACAAATCCTTTCTTTGGGATTAATTGATGGTTCAACCACAAAGATTAAAGGGAAAGTCGTAAAAGCTCTCTATATGAATAGTCAGTAATATGCCAATATTGACTCGTGATATTGATATATTGCTCAGGGGCGTCCGAGCAGAATTTGCTTACATAGTTGACCAAGCTGAAAAGCAGGTGTCAGCTTATGATGCAAATGTCTACTTAGACACCACAAACAAAACCGGAGCATTGTTTGAGGAAGTAGATGCGGTTGGTAAACAGCGAGTGGAATCAATTGCTGTTACTGGTGTTTCAGAGCTTTTACCAACTGAAGAACTTCAGGCATTTCCTGAAACTTCTTATGTTCCTTCCTACATTACTTCGGTTGAACCATATAAATTCTCCCGAAGAATTAAAGTTTCCCGAGAATCGGTTGAGAGGAGAGACACCTTATATCAGAAGGCATTAGATGAGGTTTCCAAGCTTAATTATGCTTGGATGAATACAAGGTCTCGTCACCGCTTCGATAGGTTTAATAAAGCTTTTTCTGTTGTTACAGCGAAGCACCTATTCGACTACGGAGACGGGGTTGCCTTATGTTCAAGTTCCCACCCCGATAAGGTCGGTGGAACTCATTCTAATGTTGTTACTGCTTCTGATATAAGCCCTACCTCGATTGAGTCAATGGTTCTGGTTTTACAGAATCAGGTTGACGACATCGGTGAGCCAATGCCAATGGGTGGCGGAACGAAGTATATCGTTGTTCCTTCAGCCAAAGTCAAAAAAGCCAAAGAGCAGATTGAATCAGAATGGATTCCTGATTCAGCCAACAATAATATTAACGTTTGGCGTGGTCAGGGATGGATTTTAGTATCTTCTCCATTCTTGAACTCTGCTCATGGTGGTTCTGACACAGCATGGTTCATTGTGGATGGATTGTTCTCTCCATTAAAAGATGTTGTTTTCAAACCAGTTACCAATGAAACTTGGTTTGAAGACGACACTAAGGCGTTTGTTCATGACATTCACTTTGAACATAAGGTAGGTGCTTTCGATTATCGTGGAATTGTGGGTAATCAGGGAGCATAGGTTCTGAGCAATAAAATTCCTGAATAAAACAGGCGGTTTCTGGCGGGTTCCGAAGGGAACTATCCGAAAGGAGTAATCCCAAAAACCCGCCCTCAATGATAGATTATTTCTTTAACCAGTTTTGGAGAGTTCTGGCAAAAAACTCCCTAAAACAAAACTATGAGAATTAAAAATATTACAACTGAAAATTTTCAATTTGAGGGAATAGAAATTCCTGCCGGAGAGATTGTAGAAGTTGATAATTT